GACCAGGCTGTTGGCCGCCTGGAACGCCAGATCGCCGATGGCGGCGGGCAGCAGGCCCCAGATCGCCTTGATCGCCTCAAAGGCGCCCTCGAACGTGTTCGCGGCAGTGTTGCCGAAGGCCACCACGCTCTCGATGGCGCTTTGCATCCCGGAGGCCGCGTCGGCCTTCAGGTCGAAGAACATCGCCGTGGCGGCCGCGCCCGCCGCAGCCGCGCCCATGCGGATCCGCTCCCAGACCTCGACCGCGAGGTCCTTCAGCAGCGACATCGCCTCGCCGAACCCACCCGCACCGGACACGAGACGGGTGAATTGGTAGACGAGTTCGCCCGCGCCGACTACAGCCAAGCCGATGCCGGTGCGGATCAGTGCCCCGCGCAGGAGGACGAGCGCCGTGGCGAGGCCGCGCACCGAGAGCGCCGCGGCGGCCATGCCCGCGACCCAGCGACCGGCGAGAAAGGCGGCGAAGGTGGCCGCGTAGGTCGTCAGGCGGCCGATGTTGTCGAAGAGACCCCGGATCGCGATGCCAAGCGGACCGGTGCGGTTGGCGACCGCCGCCATGGCATCCGCGACGACTTCCAGCGCAGGCGCTGCGGCGACGGCGAGCTGGTTCGAGAGCCCGCGCCAGATCAGCCCGAGCCGGGAGATGGCATCGTTCGTCCGCTCGATCTGATCGGCTTGCCTAGCCGAGACCACGACCCCGAAGGCAAGGACGTCCTCCGTCGCCTGGCGCAGCGTCGCGGTGTCGATCCGCGACATGGCGATGGAGCCTTCCTCGCCGAAGAGCTGGCCCGCCACGGCGGCGCGCTCGGCGGCAGGCACGAAGCTCTCGATGGCGGCGTTGATGGCGCCGACCCGCTGGTCCAGCGGCAGGGCGATCAGTTCATTGGCCGAGAGCCCCAGCCGGTCCAGCGCGTCGGCGGCGGGGCCGGTCCCGGCGGCCGCCTGGCTCAGCCGCCGCGTCAGATCCTTGGTGGCCTGCTCGATGCCGGACATCGAGACGCCCGCCAGCTCGCCCGCGCGCTCCAGCGTCTGGATCGAGGCGACGGTGGTGCCGAGCGACTGCGCGAGCTTGGCCTGCGCATCGACGGTCTGCAGGCCTGAGCGGACCATGGCGACGCCCGCCGCGGTGGCGGCTGCGACCGCTGCCGCTGCCGCGACGCGCACCCGGCGCGAGAAGGCCGCGAGCCGGGCATTGGCCGCCTCCATCTCGCGGCTCAGCCGTCCGAAGCCGCGCGATCCGGCTTCACCCACGCCTTCGAGTTCGGCGCGCACCTGCCGTCCGCCCACGGCCGCGAGGCGGACGCTGACGCGTTTCTCGGCCATCGGTCAGACTCCTTGCTTTCGCCGCATGGGCGTCTTACGTTTATGCCATCGATCAAGTGAGGGTATGACCATGGCCAAGACCGCGACCCTGTCCTCGAAGTTCCAGATCTCGATTCCCAAGGCGATCCGGGCCGCCCAGCACTGGGAGGCCGGGCTGACCTTTGCCTTCATCCCGAAAGGCACGGGCGTCCTGCTTGTGCCGGTGCCGAAGCGGGAGACGCTGAAAGGTCTCGCGCGCGGGGCCACCGCCACCGATTATCGCGACCGGACGGATCGGGTCTGATGATCCTTGTCGACACGTCGGCCTGGATCGAATGGCTGATTGGCTCGCCGACCGGCGAGACGCTGTCCGGGCAGTTGCCCGAACAGGCCGAATGGCTGGTCCCGACCATGGTTCAGCTGGAGCTGGCGAAATGGCTGACCCGCGAGGTCGGCGAGGACAAGGCCGATCAGGTCATCGCCTTCACGCAGGTCTGCCATGTCGTTCCGCTCGACACCGAGATCGCGCTGGCGGCGGCGGAGGCCTGCCGCGAGCATAAGCTCGCCACGGCCGACGCCATCGTCTTCGCAACGGCCCGCGCGCAGGGTGCGACGCTCCTGACCTGCGACGCGCATTTCGAGGGACTGCCCGGCGTCACCCTGATCGGGAAGATCACGGCCTGACACCCGGGCCGCCACTCGCCGCCAATTCCTCGTTCAGTTTCCGCACCATCACCGCCTCGATGATGGGCAGCAGTTCAGCAATGGCGAGGGGCGGAACGCCCAGCGCGTCCCCGAGCGCCAGCGCCGCGGACATGTCCCAACCGATCACCGCGCCGGGCAGGACGCGCAGCTGGCCACCGAGACGTCCCACCAGGTCCCAGACCTGCCAGCCTTCATGGGTGACGGGGCGGTTCAGCCGCGCCGGGCAGTCCGGGCACGCTTGCGGGCTGGCTTCGCCGGGTTCGCAACCCCCGCCGGGTTCGCAACCCTCGCTGGGTTCGCAACCCTCGCAGTATCGCTCGCCCCCGCCGAAGGACCATTCGGCGAGAGCGCGGAGGCGTTTTTTTCCTGCTCCAGAAACAGGCCCTTGGAGACGTAAGCGAGCTGGAAGGCCTCGAAGATCGGCCAGACGTCGAGCAGCGCGTCGATGGCCTCGGGGCTGGGGTCTACGGGATTTCCCGTAGTGTCGCCGATGCCCTCCCAGGCGAGCACCGCTCGTCGTGCCAGCGCCTTGGCGAAGGCGACCGCGCGCTCCTCGTCGGACGCCTCCTCGGGCACCGCTTCGACGGCCGGATCGCTGCGCGTCGCCACCATCAGCGCCGTGGTCAGCGGGCGCAGCTGCACCCGGACGCCGGGGGCGAGGTCATGCCAGCGTGGCGCGTTGGTCAGGTCGAGCGTCAGCATCGTCAGTATACCTCAATGTCATTGATCAGGGTGGCGGTGCACATCCGGCCGACGACGCTGTCGCGCGCGGCCTGCCAGTCGAAACTCGCCTGCACGCCCTGCGGCCCGGAAATCTCGATGCGCGGGCGCGGCAGGTAGACGGCATGCACGGTCAGGCGCAAACTCTCGCCGGACGGCAGGACGTAGGCGAATTCCATCTCGCAGGCCTCGCCGCCCACCGCCTGCGTCACCAGCGTCTGGTCGGCGAAGCGCACCTCGATCCGGCCGGTCAGCGCGGCGATGGACGGGTCCGCGCCGTCGATGCGCCCGTCCGAGCGGATGGTCTCGATCCGGTCGAGGTTGTTGGCATAGGTGATCTCGGCCGAGACCACATTGCCGAGGGCGGTGCCGTTGCGCGTGACCTGTCCGTTGAAATGGCCGAAGCGCTTGAGCTCCAGCGCTACGGGCGTTCCGGCGCTGGTGGTCGTGCCCACGGTCTCGCCCTGCGCGACCAGTCGCGCCGTTGCCGTCAGAAGCCCCGAGCGCTGCATCTGCCAGGTGATCTGGTCGAGCACGCAGCCGGAATACATGGCAAAGCGCGGGACCTCCGGCATGCCGGTCTCGATCGACATGCTGGGCAGCGTCCAGGATCCCGACTGGAACTCGTGGCTGTACGGGGCCTCTGCGCCCGTGGTCGTGGGTGTCCCGAACGCCGCCTTCAGCCAGAAGCCGAAGGCCTCTGCGTCGAGCGGCACGACGACATCGCCATCGGCCGTCACCGCGTCCTTGATCGGCGCGAGCGGATCCCGGCCGTAGCCGAGCAGTTCGGAGTTCAGCAGCGGCTGCTCCGCGCCGAGCGACGTGCTGGCGAAGGGCATGCGGGTGAAGCCGCTGGCGGGCGGCGTTCCATAGGTCGTCTCGAACGCAAGCGCCATCAGCGCCCGCGCCCCCTGGGCTCGTGCCATGGTGTTCTCCTGGGGTTGTCGGGGTCAGGCCAGCGGGTCGGCCGTGGAATAGTGCAGGATCACCGGGATCACGGCGGCTTTCAGACTGGCCGCGCCCTCGACCGGCAGATCGACCGGGCGCGGCGCTTCCGCCTCAACCCAGTCGCAAAGCCCGCCCAGCGTGCGGTCGGCGGCGAGCGCCGAACCGATGCTGGCGGTCAGCGTGTCAAATGCTGCGTCACGGTCGTCACCCTGCACGACCGCCTCGATCTCGGCGCGGTGCTGGTAGTGGTAGCGCAAGGGCGACAGCGTCACCTCCGGCTCACCCGGTTCGCCATCGCGCAGGATCAGCAGCCCCCCGGCTGGCACGCGCTCGGGCAGCACGTCGCCGCGGAGGACGGCCGCGGGCAGCGCTGCGAGCCGCGCGCGCAGCGCGGTGAGGATGGTTTCACGGGGGGTGGGCATTGTCGGTGGCTTTGAATCCCCGCTCGCGTTATCATTACGCGAGCACTTTCACTGATCGTGCAGGTTAACCTGCGCTGGATCAGTCATCTTCATGGCTTCTCATGTTAGGTGATCACACACAGGAGAACCGACATGCAGTTCCAACTGAATACCGACGCCGATATTCAAGGCGATGAGCGCCTGGCCGAAGTGGCCGAAGCCACTGTTACTTCGGCGCTGGGGCATCTGACGGGCCGTCTGTCGCGGATCGAGGTGCATCTGGTCGATGTGAACGGCGCCAAGGGTGGCACCGACGACATTCGCTGCACCATCGAGGCGCGGCCCGAAGGGATGCGGCCGCAGACCGTCACACACAATGACGCCAATGTGGACGCTGCCCTGCGCGGCGCGGCAAAGAAGATCCGCTCCCTGCTGGACAGCGAATTCGGCAAGCTGGAACGGCGCTGAGCCGGAGCACGTTCGGCGCTTCTGGCTGCAACGGCGCAATCGCGCGTTTACAGTTTTCTCTCCACCCAGTTCGCCACGATCAGCCCCGGCACGCTGTCCAACGCCCGGTCGGCATCCCGCGCCAAGTCCAGCCTCTTCGGCAGCTTGACCTGCGGCACGAGCAGGAAGATCGGCGCGGTGACCTTGCCGCGCCCGGTCTTCGAGCGAGACACGACCGCCTGACCCTTCGTGTTCAGCCGGCTCTCCGCCACCAGCAGGCTCGGCCCCGTGCGGCGATAGACGAAGCGCAGGCGCAGCCCGCGCCGCCGTTCCCATTCGCCGGGGGTGATCCGGCCGCCGCGCAGGGACTTGCCTGCAGCGGGCAGCGGGATCGCCAGCCAGAACCCCTCTTTGGAGCGGATCAGCGGGCCGGTGTCATGCGCGCCCACGATGACCGGGGCCTTGGACCAGACCAGCGCCGCGGCATCGAGACTTTCGCCCGACCTCGGGAAGTTCTGGCTCCGGATCGAGTTCGCGAGCCGGGGCCCGAGCCCGGCGCCGGTGATCTGCAACCGCCACGCCGTCTTCAGCCCGGTCCCGGCCTCGCGCATGGCGGCCGTGACGGCGCGTTCGCCCGCCGCGACCTCGGCCGCCATCATCGCGACGATGTCGGGATCGATGTCGAGCTTCAGCTTCATCGCGGTCACGCGGGCCTCAGATCGACGGCCCAGACCAGCCGCTCGCGGTCGCGGACGGGCTCGCCCTGGATGAGGAAGGCCTCGCCGTCGATCTCGATGCGGTCGCCGGGACGCGGGTTGGCCACCTCGGAAAGGCGCAGATCCAGCCGGGTGGTTTCCGACCAGATCCGCGCATCGCCGAAGTCGGAGACTGCATCGGCGCGCCGGGCGACGACGCGCACCAGCACGGGCGCGCCGCCGTCGGCGATGTAGACCGCGTCCCGGCCGATGTTCGGATCGGCGAAGAGCGCGTTGAGAGCGGATGCGAACGCGCTGGTCAATGCTATACTGCTCCCATGAAACAGGAATCGATTTCAGAACGCCCGACGAAGTTCCGGGCCATTCGGGCGCTGTCAGAGGCGTTCTCTCGTCAGCACCCAGACATCGCGCTCGACTTGAAAGGTTACGCTGCCGATTTCCACGGCACACTCCTTCCAGAGGTTTCGCCCCAGGATTTCGAAGGAGACCTGTCCTCTGGAGACGGCAACGAACTGGAGACCAAGTTCAGGGCGGCACACTCGTCATCGGGACTGGCGGTGAACTGCTTCGCACCGTTCAGGCAGCGGATCGCCGATCTGACGATGCTGGGACACTCTGGGTTCGATACGCTGCAGTTCGAACGGAAATGCCCAACCGGTCTTCGAGGCGGGCGAGCACCCAATCTCGATGTCGCGCTGTCTGGCCCGAACAGTGTGTTGGCTGAGTATTCCACGCGCATGTGGCCATCGATTCCATGAACATGTGGCCATCGATTCCACGAACATGTGGCCACTGGTTCCACGGCATGTGGCCACCCCTTTGAGATAGACCTGCGAGGCGATCTGA